AATTTTTATGACCTAAGAATTGCTCGTGTCTTAGACATGGCAAGTAGGGAAGCATCCGTAGTTACTGGAGAGCCTGGAGGCTTCGAGGTTTCTATCGGTTCTGGTAATCAATTAGTTGCTCAGAAAATAGTAGATGGTCTTTTTGAAGCCGCTAGTGTTTTAGACGAGCGCTCAGCCCCCCAAGAGGGACGTAGCTGTGTATTGTCTCCACGTCAATATTATTCACTCGTATCTTCTGTAGATACAAACATCCTTAACAGAGACTTAGGTAACTCACAAGGCGACCTAAATTCTGGACGCGGATTGGTCAGTATTGCTGGAATCCGCATTTTTAAATCAAATAATCTGCCCTTCATGGCGGCTTATAACACAGCTGTTACAGGTGAGAATAACGATTACACAGATACTAATGCTACTTGCTGTGGCCTCGTGTTCCATAAACAGGCTGCGGGAATAGTGGAAAGTGTCTCACCGACAATCGAAACCACGTCTAACGATTTCAATGTCCAATACCAGGGTAAACTAACTTGCCCCTCTATCTAGCAATAGGTAGATAAACATCGGATGAACTCAGAGAAACCTAAGTCAAAAGATAAGGCAATTCTGAGCCAAGCCTCTTAAGCGTAAGAGGAAGGTGCATCGACTACATGGTGGAACACGCTTGTTCCGTAATACATGATTAGCGTCCGATTTCCTACATGGAAAAAGATATAGTCAGCTCCATTAGAAATAATGGGTTTAAGCGCAGTTAATCGTTGGAAAACTTGCAATGGGTTGTGGATCACTCGACGTTAAAGTCGCTGGTTCTTTACAAGCACAATAATTAAATAGCCCTAGGGAGTTCACCTCCCTCGGTGCTTCTCGTTCACTAGAAAATTAACGAAAACATGGCAAATATAGCTAAGGCTACAAAACTAGCTGCTGTAAATACAATCATCTCAAATATAGGTCAAGCCCCAGTAACAACCTTAGAGAGTGGAAACCCATTAGTAGAGATGGCTGAACAGATACTCGATGAGATATCTAGATCAGTTCAATCTGAAGGATGGGTATTTAATACCGAACATCATTATCCATTTGGTAGGGATGGTAATCAACATATCAAGATACCTTTTAATGTTCTATCTCTAGATACAAAACCAACATCCTTAAATAGAGCGGTTATTAGACAAAACAAACTCTATGACAAAGTAAATCATACATATGTCTGGGATGATGATATGGAGCTTGATGTTATCTGGCTCTTTTCATTTGAAGAGTTACCAGAGGCATTTAAAAACTACATAACAATTAGATCAGCTAATGTCTTTGCTGGTAGAAGTATCGGCTCAACAGAGGCGGTTAAATTTGGAGAAAGAGAGGAGATATTTGCTAGAGCATCTGCTTTAGAACACGATACCCAACAAGGGGATTACACCATATTCGCTGATAAGGATAATCAACAGTCCTATCAAAGTTACCTACCATATAACGCTATACGTCGTCATTAAATTATGTCTGCAATCTCCCAATCAATTCCTAATTTATTAGGTGGAGTATCGCAGCAACCCGACCCTCTAAAAATACCTGGACAAGTAAGAGAAGCTGAGAATGTCTTATTAGATCCTACGTTTGGTTGCAGAAAGAGACCACCTACAAAATTCATAAATCAACTCGCAACCGATATCCCAAAAGATGCTACATGGTTCCCTATCTTCCGAGACCAAAACGAAAGGTACATAGTAGCTATATATAAAGACACTAGTAATCCACCTGTTACTCAGATAAAGGTTTGGGATGCTGATACTGGAGCATTAAAAACAGTTAATACTCAAGGTACAGCCGCTCAATATTTAGATGTAGCTGACGTTAAAAACATTCGACCATTAACCATAAATGATTACACATTGCTTTGTAACTCCGAGCAACGTATCTCTATGGATTCATCGACTGTAGATAATAATGTTCAGGAAGCGTTAGTAGTTATAAATCAAATTGCTTATAACACAAACTACTCAATCGACTTTTTAAAAGACGGTCAATCAACTTCTCAACAAAAGGTCTATAGAGCGCAAAAGCTAACTATCAGTCCAGCTACATTCCAAGACTCTGGAGCATCAGCAAATAGTAACTGCCAGAAAGCTGGTAATCAAAACTTTACTCATTCGGATACAGGTAAAACAGGACTAGCTTTTAATATTGCTACTACTTGTCAATATGCCCAAGAGAAAACTGAGGTAGAGGGAGAACCATTTCCTACTGGGGTTTATATGAGTAATGTAAACACTTCCTCTAGTAGTTCTAGTGGTGGTGGTTTTACTGAAAATCTAAAGCAATTCTACGCTGAAAAAACAATAGGTTTATCAGCTAATCATACAAGTGTTGTTTTAGGAGATCAAAGATATAAAGATACAACAGTAACTACAACATCAGGAAACATAACCTGGAGACAACATTGGAGAGCTGTTACTGATCCTCTACAACCTACAGCTCAGTGGTACACGGCTGGATCACATCAATATAGTAATAGTGATGGTTATGCTGTTCAAATAGAGCCGTGGGGTGGTGGTAATAGATATCATTTTTATTGGCAGCATTCAGCTTTAGGGTATGAAACTTCTACAACAATGTATCGAGGTGGAGGTGGTACAGCTGCAACAGCAACTGAAAAATATGAAGCATTTGGAGGTATCACATCTGAACCTGATGCAGGGGGATACCATCATTACGGAATAGCCAAATATACTAGAAATTTACAAGATCAAGCTAATAGAAAATGGGAACTTGAAAGAGTCGAGCAAATAGCTTATACGGATAATTTTGGAGCTAATGCTCCTGATTGGTCTCCCTCTGTTAGTTTTAAAGATTCGGTCTCAACCTCAAGTGCTTATACATTAGGGAATGACGCTGTTATTGCGGGTGGTACTACCGCTCATGCTTGGTTTGCTGTTTCAGCCGTTCAACGTGGAAACCCACTAATTAGTTATCCTCAATATTCTGTCTATACGGCAAAAGTCAGTTTAACTAATGCGGGTGAAGGTTGGAGGAAAGGAGATACATTCACCAAAACCTTAGCGGGTAAAACTTATACAATTACGGTAGAGGAGGATAACTTTAGTTATAACTTCGCCTCAGAGAATGTTGTCACCTATACCTCCCCCGCCGATGCGTCAGCTGGTCAACTAAATATAGGTACGATTGTAGGAAGTCTTGTTACTTCTATTACTGCTTTATCTAATTATACGGCTACAGCTATTGGTAATGTTATCCATATAAAACGAGGGGATACTAGAGAATTTAATATCCAGACTAGGGGAGGTACAAATAATAAAGCGATGTATGCCCTTAAGGGAAGTGTAAGTAATGTCTCCTTACTTCCTGAACAAGGTGTATCAGGAATGATATTAAAAATTCAAAATACTGAGGATTCTGAAGCTGATGATTATTATGTAAGATTCACGGCAACTAGTGGGGATATTCCAGGTCAAGGTAGTTGGGAGGAAACTGTTAAGCCTGGTATTCCTGTAAACATCAACACCTCAACAATGCCTCATGTCTTAATAAGGGAGGCAAGTGGAAACTTTACAGTTAGACCTTTATCAAATGCATATAGCGATACTCAGTATTGGGCTTCTAGAGAAGTAGGAGATGAGAACTCTAATCCAGCTCCATCCTTTGTAGGTCAGACGGTAAAGGATATGTTCTTCTTTATGAATCGTCTGGGATTCTTATCAAGTGATGGTGTGGTTATGAGTCAGCCAGGAGATTATTTTAATTTCTTCTCTAATAGTGCAATAACCATTTCAGATGCTGATCCAATAGATTTAACAGCCTCAGCAACTAAGCCATCTACACTTAAAGCAGCTTTAGGAACACCAAAAGGTCTTTTATTATTTGCAGAAAATAGTCAATTCCTTTTATCTTCTCCAGATACTGCTTTTGGTCCAGCAACAGTACAACTAAAAGAATTATCTAGTTACTCATATTCTTCCGATGTAAAACCATTAGAAACTGGAGTATCAATTATCTTTAGTACTGAGGCTGATACCTTTAGTAAGGTGTTTGAAATGGCTGTTGACTCTGTAGATAATAGACCCCTAGTAGCTGAGAATACGAGGATTATTCCTGAGTATATACCGCCTAATTTAACCACTTCTACTACAAGTCCTAATAACAGTTTTGTTTCTTTTGGAAATGATACGGATACCTTATATACCTTTAAATATTTCAATACAGGAAATGAAAGGAGTCTAGCTGGATGGGCTAAATGGACAATGCCAGCCATAGTTAAACTCTTTGGATTTGATCATGACACTGGATACTTTGTTTTATATAACGGTACTTCTCACATCCTGACAAAGTTGGAGATGCTAGATGATGCCGAGACCTCCCCAATTACAGCAGCTGGTCAAAGTTTTGTACCTCGATTAGATAACTATCTCTTCAAAAGTGAAGTAACTCAAGCCAATAGTGGTACTACTAAAAAGAAACTAAGGTTTCCAGCTGGTAGTTATGTAGAAGGTAAACAAGCAAATGTAATTATTACCCAATCAGGTCAGGAAACTTTATTCTTACGTCCAGAAATTCAATCTGATAGTACTGGATATTATGTTGAGGTAGATAATGAAGATGCTGCTGAGGAATTTATCTTAGGGTTGGAATACGATATGAGTGTAACCTTACCTTCATTCTTTCTGACTCAAGATAAGAGAGCTGATAGGACCAATATCCCAATGGTAGAAACTGCCTATTTAGATCTTTACTATTCAGGTAGATATAACATTACAGTTTCTAAGACTGGATACGATGATATCAATTTAGATTTAGATGTTACTCCAGCTGATATTTATAAAGCTAATGAAGTAGCAGTCCAAGAATTAACCACAAAAGC